TTATCTGTACAGCTTATATTGCTGGGCTTTTTTGTAATCATAATCACTTGTATGAAGCCCTGCCGGAAGTCCCAGAATTTCTGCACTCTCCGCGTCAAGGTAACCAAGCGCCTGCCACTTTTTAAGAGCATTCTCATATTCCTGCTGCTGTGCCTTTCGGGAATTTTCGTCTGCTTCATCGGAAAGCTTCTTTAACAGATATTCATAATCCTGTCTGCTTTCCTCAAGCTCATCCTCCCTTTTCTGCGCGGTAAGCTCCCTGTCAATGCTGTCGGAATACATGTTATAGTTAAATTCACGGTTCTTGTTATACAAATCTATGCTGTCAAGATAGCGCTCATACTCATCCGAGGATAATTCTGACAGAACTTCTAAATTCTTCTCCTTCTGCTTTATATTATCAAGATACCTTTCGTATGCATCGCTATACAGCTGAGGTATTTTATCGGTCAGCTTACTGTTATAGTAATCCAGACTTTGTGCTGCGGCACTTACAGCATAGCTTGATGCAACGCCTCCTGTATTCATAGACAGCTCGCCAAGTAAATCCTCCATGGCGCGCTTACCCTCTCTGTTATATTGCTGCTTGTAGTATTTGAATAAATCGTCCGAATACGGGTCATAGCTGAATTCCTGAATGTCTGCAAGCTGCTGATACAGCTTTTGAATATCCTTGTCATAGCTGCTCTTATATTCAGGCATTTTTTCACTATATGAAAAATTATCAGTCCCTCTAATATAACGGATTGCCATATCATAAACATCGTCATAAGCATACTGTGTAAGCCCATCTGTGCCGCTGGCTTTTTTAATACGCTTTTTTAAGGTATCGGATACTGCACCCTTTGATGCTCCTGATGAAACCTGTTTACGAATAACATTTGAATAATCTGTCGTATCAAGCCATCCGCTGTATTTGTTAGTCTTTTCATAGCCCAGATTCTCGCCGTCAATTTTTTCGTTGCGGCTTTTTTCGTATTTTGCAGCACTTTCATAGTCACCGCTTTTTACCGCCTCGTTAATTTTCGCCTGATAATCCGTATCTTTGTTATAGCTCATTGTCCTCCCCCTTATAAATTTTAGTTTTTGTTAAATCAATCTCGATAATATTCGAGCTGTCCAGATGCGTCAGTATGTACTCAAGAGTTTCCTTGTTAGCACGTAAATAGTCCCCTATTATTTCCAGTGCTTCATTTGGACTTCTCCCAGTCAGGTCTTCAAGATTTGTAAACATAATCGTCCTCCTTTAATTTACTGAAAATTCCCGTGTTATTGATTCAATTACGCTTTTTCCTTTTCCTGAAAGTCTGAGCTGAACCTCATGACAGCTTTTAATCACGCAAGGTATATTTATATACTTTTTCTCGTTGCCGTAGCTTGTGTCGATGTTTAACCATTCTCCGCCGTCATAGCTTACCTCAGTCTTTATGTAGGCGTCTTCAAAAAGGTGTACTTTAATATGAAGCCTGCTGTAATTTTTGGTTTTGAAATACCCTTCATCAAACGGGCAAAAAGTAATGCTCCACACTGCTTCATCATCCGATTGCTGAGTAATTTCCTCAACGCCTTCTTTGGTTAAACGGTATATATTACCGCCGCATGAAAAATAGCCTGTTGCTGACTTGTTTCCTGATTTACTCCAGAGATTTTTTTCAATATCCCAGACAAATTCCTCTCTGCCTTTTTCCGTTTCAGCGGTAATATAGTACCGTCTGCCATCGCTTCCTGCCACAGAATTTTTCATGGATAACCCCTCAATCTTGCGAGAAATACATCTGGGTAACCCACCTGAGAAAGCATATATACCACGGTTCCCCTTGTAAATGATATTTCCTCCTACATTAACAAGACTATCTGCATCCTCGCTCGAAATTCCTCCTGCAAAGCTTTCTATAAGAGTAAAATTAGCGGGACGGTTTCCATAAAGCTTAAAGCATGAATTCTCCTTAAAGAACAGGCAGCAGTTACCGTACGCCACACATGCTGTAAAATCTCCTGCAGTATTGGATTCCACGGTGAAACTGTCTGTAGACAAATTATTGTAGACAAAAAAGTTTGTTACATCTCCCAAAGCGGAAGCATATACGGTGTTGCCCTCGCATCCCCACAGTCTGTTTTCGTAGCTGCATATGCACGTAAAATCAGGGATTTTTCTCTTTATTATTATCCGTCCTGTTTCCTCCCCTTCAGTAAAAGACCCCTCGGCAAACCTCAGAGATGTTTTTGTCCTTGAAACCACAGTAATACTTTTATTATTGCGAGAATTGATTGTACATCCTGAAATCTCCACAACATCTCCGGAATTTATAGAATTAAATATACCCTCGATTACATTTTTGACAGTTATAAGTTCGCTTGTCACAATATAATATCTGCCGTCCTCAGTAAGTGCCGTGCTTTCCACAACCCGATATTGGTTTGAATCGCATTTTTCATACAAAATCGTTCCTGCCTGAACTTCCCCCGCATTTTTCAGAGAAAACCCTTGAAATGTAATACCATCACTCTTTACCACTGCGGTTGAATATGTTATAAGCTGGGCATCCTTTGGAAATTTACACACATCAAACTCCTGAGTTATTACATTTTTGCTTTCAGGAACTGTTATAGCTTTATCACTAAAAGTTACAGTAATATTGCTAAGGTCACATTCTCCCTGAAGGTCTCCGCATGACTTTGTTTTTGTGTCATAATAAATCTTGTCAGGGAATACTACAACCTTGCTTCCAAGGAACGCCAGCTGCTTTTTACCGGGGGTAAGCTCGCACACCTTTTCACGGTCGTAATAAAGTCCGTCCTGCGCCGCAATACATTCCTTATTTCCGTAAATCCCCGCTGTAGGTGATTCACATGCAAATACCAGTTCACTTTTCTGCCGCTGAGTTATTGCAGGAAAGCTGTAGTGTGATATTGCGGTGCAGTCTGTCATCTCTCCATCAGAAAAACTATGGGTAAAATTTAACCCCCCGAATGTTATCATGCTTTTTCTGTATTTATTCTCTTTCCGTATAACAGGAAGCTTCATGAAATCACCCCTTAAAGTTTAAAATCCGACTGCGGCGGCATATTGTTTCTGATATAATTTTTTCTGAACTCCGAATATGCTTGCTCAAAAAGGACTGCCGATGCAGAATAATTTGAAATTTCTCCGCTGAAAAAATCACTCATCGCAATGATATACAGTTCGTAAATATTATCATAAGGACTCTTTACGATAAGCTCCCTGTCGCCGTCCTCAGGAAAGCTGTAAGGCGTAAACTCGTTTAAAAACATCGTTTCTCTGCTTATTTTTCCGTCAAGCTCGCTGAGCCACCTGCACTTTATAGAATCGGGGATATTGTCAGGGTGAAGCTTAAGCGCTTCCTGTATAGCATTATTTACCGTAGCCACGTCAGCCACACTCCTTCCATACACCATCAATATATACATACAGCCTATTTGTTTGAGACGGCAGTTTAACTACAGGTGCATTTTTATATGATGCATTTACAACAACTATATCCGATGGCAAAACAAAAGCAGGTCTGTAATACAAAGAGCTTGGCTGTGCTACAGCTGAGGATACCCCTGTATCCTTTATGGTGTAGACTGTCTTGTTTATCGTAATACTGCGAGTCAGGTATGTTCCCGCTGAAGAATCATCGTCCTTTTTGGCAATTCTGGAATCATCAGAGGTAAAATAAGAAGCATCTGACATTTCTGTCTGCGAGAGAAGAAAGCATCTGCGCCGCATAATACCGTCCAGATTTACAGGCACAAGATTTTTCCTGATTGTTTCAGGAAAAAGATTTGGATATATGGTCTCAAGAACAATATCAATTTCCGATGAAACATAATTTTCACGTCCTTTAGAGTCGAAGCAATGCTTATTTGGTGCAAGTTTTTTTCTGATAAATGTAACTGTATTATCGTGATGATAATCAGAAGCTATCAATATGTACTCCACCTCTGCACCCGCTTCTTCTGTCAGTAAAACACTCCCTACAGGACATTCTCCCAGTGTTTTTTCGTTTTCTCCTTTTATTATTATGCATATATCTCCGTTTGCCGCACTCTCAGGCAATGCCGTTCTCATACTGATATTACGGATGCACCCATTTTCAATTGACGATTCTGTAGCTTTCAAAGCCCCTGTCAGCTGTCCGCCGCTTAATTTTAAACATTGACTAAACAGCGTATCGGCATATGTATAAATGTCCTTTTTTACTCCGCCGGTATCATAAACGGACGAAAGCATATCGCCAAGTGCATCTGCACCATCGCTGCCTCGCGGTATAGAAAAAGATAAAACGGGATTGTAAGGGTCGGAGGCATCAACCTCCACATATGCCTCCTGATAGGAGGGGAGCGTCAGCGTTTTTCCCACGGAAAAAACAGGAGTTCTTCCGTCAATTCCTCGAGTGCCCTGTTCTCCCCGATCGCCTTTTGCACCTGTGTCACCTTTTGCACCTGTGTCACCCTTTGCGCCACTATCCCCTTTTATACGGCCAAGATTAAAGCTCGCCATACACAAGCCCCCTCTTACATATTTCTGGCAGCAGCTTCAGCAAAAAATTCATCTGACTTATTATCCATAAGACGTGCGGTTTTTACGTCCTGTCTCATGGAATTTTCTATCACGTCAGCAAACTTTTTCTTAATCTTGACCTTTCTGCCGCGTGCAATCACACAGCTTTCACCGTTAACTGCAACAAATACATTATCCTTATAATCCTTATTATCGCGGAAAAGCTCAATTTCAACCAATGCGTTGGGATTATCCTGAACTATCTGCGTTTTCTCCTGAATTTTTTTATTTGTAGCCATAAAATTCTCCTTCATCAGTTTTTTTGAAGCTGTGGCAAAATAAATTATATTTTGTCACAGCCTCTTATTATCAGTTTCCGAAAGTACTTGCTGTTTCGATACGAATCATATAAGGTTCAACAAGTCTTACAGCTGCCTTTGTCGCTTTCCAACCTGCGCTTGCTCTCTGATTGAGCGGGTCAGCAGTACCTGCACTTCCAAGCTGCTTAACAATATGACTTAATCCGCCTCCGGAGATTTCTGTAGTACCGTAGGCATTGTCACCTATGATAAGGGTTGCATACACATCACAGCCCTCAAACCCTGCCTCACCGGGGTAAATTACATCACCCTTTGCGGGGGAAGATATCAGTGCCTGAGTAAGATAAATTGCCTTGTCTGCAGAATTAAAGCCACATACCTTTGCAGTTTCATAGCCGCCCCCTGTCTTTATCTGCAGTGTTGCACCTACTATTCTTGACGCATCCTCTTCACTGAGATTTTCCTCTAC